ACCAGTAGATGCTGTTTCAACAGCTGGTCCTACAGGGTAATAATGTTTTACTCTAATACCACCTGATGTAGATGCACCCGATCCTGATTCATTAGAGGGCATTGTAATTGTTAAAGTAGTATCTGTTGGAATACTTGTTACCATAAATTTTACATCATCAAAATCTCCAGATCCAAAATTAGAATTAGTAATTGAAGTAAAGTTGTCACATAAAATAATATCACCTGCGTTCATTCCATGTGCTGATGCAAAAGTTACAGTTACAACTGCAGATCCATTAGTTGTAGAAAATGCGTTTGATAAAGTTGTTGTTGTTTTAATTGGATGTATGTCGTAAAAAATACCACCAGAGTATACGTACAAAATTCTATTAGTTCCAAGAGCCGCGTACTTTATACCACTAGCATTAACAAAATGGTGAATAGCAGTATTACGTCCTGTTAAATCTACAGAACCTAATTGTGCCCAGCCACCAATTTTTTCAGGAGTGCCGTATCTAAAACGAACGTTATCACCACTAACCCATTGGCCTTCGCCACCGGTTGCAGTAACTTGTTTATTGAATCCAGGTGCAAACTTTACCTTTTGTAACATAGTGTATTCCTATGCTCTACGGTTTAGTTGGCCACGTAGCGTTTTCACATTTTTCAACAGTGTCTTTACCCGCTGGTAAGTCTCTTAAATCTTTACGATATGTTTTCATATCGTCAGATAGAGTATTATCAGACAAAGCAAGGTAATCAGTTTCAGCAAGAAGTCTATTTCTTTTAGATCTTAGATCAGCTAAAGCTCTAGCAGGGGCAGCATCTGACCACGCTTTTTCTTCAGCATCTCTAGCTGTTTCTTCTTCAGCTGTAAACTGAACTTTTACACCGTTTATATTATGATATCTTGGCATAGTTTTCTCCTTTTTGTTTATTTATCATTATTATTTAATTCCGTAAAGGCAAATATCCCCAGCGTCTATTGCGTCTGAACTCATAGAAAATTGAATAGCATCAATAGCTGAGGTAGTATTAAAATATCCTGCATTAAATTGATGAATAGCAATACTTTGATGCTGGTAACTAGTTCCTGTTGAAATAAAGTGTTTTACAAATGTTGTTGAAGATGGATCAAATAAATGTAAATAACCAGATGCAGATTCATCATTTGCGTTTCCTATATCTCTTAATAATGTTTGTGCTGCTGTGCTTTGTGCTAAATCATGTGAAGTATTATAACCCATTTGAGCAGCATCATCAGCTTCACTATGAAAAGCATCAAAAGATGTCGTAGTTTTAGTTACATTATAATTAGAACCACTGTCTATACTTGCATTAAATTTTAATATAGTGTTATCTGTTTCTGGATGTATATTATTAAAAGTAAATAAATATTCTTTATAAGTAGAATCTAAAACAACAGAAGCTGACCCATCTACAAAAGATAAAGTACTGCTAGAACTAGCAGTTAACTTTTTAATAAAAGTCATGGACCCGCCTACTACAGAACCAAAGGCTGAAACATTTCTAACTCCACGATTATTCAGTTTTATAAGTGCCATTATGAATCCTTTATACCATAGAGTTTGATCGTGCCAGAATCCATATTACCCGAACTCATTGAAAATTGAACTCCATCTATTGCGGCAGTTACATTACAATAACCAGCATAAAAACAATGAGTTGTATAATCACTACCTTGATATTCATTTCCAACACCAAAAAAATGTTTAACAAATGTAGTTGATGATGGATTAAATAAATATAATTCTCCAGATGCACTTTGATCGTTGTCATTACCTATATTACCAGTTAATTTTTGTGCAGATGTTGATTGAGCTAAATCACTGCCTGTACTATAACCTGGTCCACCAGTGCTATCATTTTCTCTATGTTCTGCTGTAATATATGTAGTAGTTTTAGTTGCATCATAAGCTGTACTGCCATCTCTAAAATTAACATATAAACCAGCTTCATTGGTTGCTGGATGTATATTAGTATATACAAATTTATAAATAGGATATGTGCTATCTAGCACAACATCTGAACTACCATTAACAAAAGATAAACTAGTTCCTGATGCATCAGCTGTTAAAGTTTTAATTAAAATCATAGCACCATCAGTTCCTGAAACATCTGTAACAGATGCAAGACTGTTATTTACATATCTAATTATTGCTGGTTCTCCTACTGGTCCTCTTCCCATTATACTACTCCATACATTTTAATTACGCCGGCTTGAATTTCACCACTACTAAATTTAAATTGCACTCCATCAATAGCTGCGGTTACATTGCAATATCCAGCAAAATATATATCTTGTGCATAGTCTCCACCATGAGCATTTGAACTTCTTCCATAAAAATGTTTTACAAAAGTTGTAGATGATGGATCAAATAAACAAAGATACCCAGAACCAGCTTGATCGTTATCTGCTCCACAATCTTGTATTATATTTTGAACTCCTGTTGCTTGTGCTAAATCCATATCAGTATTGTATCCAACTCCTGTTCCACTGTCTGCTTCATCATGGTAGGAATTAAAATATGTAGTAGTTTTAGTTGCATCATAAGCTGTACTGCCATCTCTAAAGTTTACTGTAAATTCTGCATTGTCTGTTTGTGGATGCACACCAGTATATACAAAAAGATATTTTTTGTATGTAGAATCTATACTACTAGCAAAAGTTGCTGTGTCATCAGACCCATCAGAAGTAAACGTATCTAACAATATTAAACTCTTCGCACTCACTCCCGAAGGCAGTGCTGTGATATTTGACATTGATTTATCGTTTGCTGCTTTAATTGCCATTATGATACTCCATAAAGTTTGAACGTTCCGGCATCTATATTTCCAGATGAAAACGAAAATTGAACACCATCTATTGCACTTGTTGTGTTGCAATACCCAGCTATTAATCTTCTTACAGAATAATCACCTTCATTATAACATTGTGTATCTAATATAAAATGTTTTACAAATGTAGTATTGCTGGGATCGTATAAATGTAAAGTTCCATACCCACTCTCATCATTACCATTACCAATCATTCTAGCTATATTTAAAACTGCTGTTGATTGTGCTAAATCTCTGCCATCATCATAAGCTACAACACCACCTTCATCACCTTCACCATGATATGCTTGAACATTTGTACTGGTTTTAGTTGCGTCATAAGATGAACCACCATCTCTAAAATTTACTTGAAGATCAGCTTGGTCTGTTGCTGGATGAACATCTATAAATTTAAAAATATATTCTTTATAAGTACTATCAATATTGCTTGTAAAAGAAATTGTAGCTGAACTTGATGCAGTCTGCGTAGATAATAAAGTCAAAGCACCAGCGCCTGTAGCGTTTGATGATAAATCCATGTCGTATTTTATGCTTGCGTATGTTGCCATTATGTTATCCCGTAAAGTTTGATTGTGCCAGCATCAATATTTCCTGAACTCATTGAAAATTGCACTGCATCTATTGCAGCAGTTACATTACAATAACCTGCAGTAAAAGTATCAAAAGCATAATTATTGTGTTGATAAAAACTTATTCTAGTCATAAAATGTTTTACAAAAGTTGTAGAACTAGGATTAAATAAATACATTTCTCCACTAGCACTTTCATCATTACCATTTCCTTGACCTAAAACAATTGTTTGAACACCTGTGCTTTGTGCTAGATCGCTTCCGCCATCATAACTTAAAGCTGTTGCTGAATCTCCTTCGTTATTATAAGAATAAAAAAATGTGCTAGTTTTAGTAGCATCATAAGCTGTTGATCCATCTCTAAAATTTACCTGAAACTGCACATCATTAGTAGCTGGATGTATATTAATAAATTTAAAAATATAAGTTCTGTAAGTATTGTCTAAAACTACATCTGATGTACCATTTACAAAATTAATAGTACTATCAGATGAAGCAGTAACAGTTTTAATTAAAGTTATAGCACCACCTGATCCTGACGGTAAGGCTATGTTGTATCTAGAATCTTGATATGTTGCCATTATGTAATTCCTATTAATTGGATGGTTCCAGCATCTATGTTGCCAGAACTCATTTTAAATTGTACTGCGTCAATAGCACTTGTAGTGTTAAAATATCCAGCTACACGATTACTTTGTGATTGATCAGCTTGGTGTGCTTGTTGTCCAGTAAAAATAAAATGTTTTGTAAAAGTTGTAGATGATGGATTAAATAAATGTAATGTTCCACATCCAGCTTGGTCATTGTCTGTGCCATATTCAGATTGTAAATCACAAAAACCTGTACCTTGTGCCATATCTCTAGATGTTGAATATGATACGTTTGGAGTGCCACCATCATCTTCTCTATGATATGCTTCAAAATATGTAGTTGTCTTAGTTACGTTGTAGTTAGAACCGCTATCTATGCTTCCATTCATTGTTAAAACTACTTCATCGGTTCCAGAATGAAGATTGTTAAATATAAACATATATTCTTTATAAGTAGAGTCCAAAACAACATCACTTGTTCCATCTACAAAAGATAAAGTACCGCTAGAACTAGCGGTTAAAGTTTTGATTAAAGTAGTAGAACCTTTACTAAAACCATCGTATTTAATGGCGTTATAATTAGCCATCTTATTTCTCCTTCAACAACCATCCTTGTGTTGAATCAACATACACAAGTGTAAAGGCTGCTCTTTCTGTTGCAACTGTCAAATCTGATGAAGCTCCTTGAATCTTGTGTGAATTTCTACCAATAGTAATATTGTTTGTATCTGCTGTTGCACCATAATCTATTATGTGAACTTCGTCACCACGTGTTGCCGAAGATGGCAGAGTCATTGTTATAGCTCCACCAGATGTATTTACAAAGTATCCTCTACCTGCAACCATGGTTGTATTAGAAGTTACGACTGCTTGCCAGTCTACAATACCACCAGTGTTCGCTGCAAGTTTTGGCTCAGTTACAGTTCCGTCTGAAGGTGTGCCGATGTCGAGCACGTTACCTAATAGCATTATAAAATCGATCGAGTCACCCGTCGCTAGATTCGAGGCAAACGTGATTGTGGCCCCTGATATAGTAAAGGATGATGTAGGAGCTTGTAGGATACCATTTAAACTAACCAACATATGATTAGCTGATTCTGGTTTAATATCTGAACCTCCAACTTGCATGGTATATGCTGCTTGTCCATTGACTACGGATATTGAATCACAGACCTGAAAATTACCCACAACGGGCTGTTTTCCTATGTACATTTCGTGCTCCTTTTTTCTTGTTTATATTTCATTTTATTTAGCATTGCAAGGCACTCCATTTGAATTTACGAAAGGTGCTTCTGCAAACGCCATGTAGATAAATGTATTAGCACCTAAACCACCTCTCATTTTAAAACCATTAGATAAAAAATCTATATCATTATCATCATCTTCATCATTACTTAAATCTGGATATAATTTTGCGGCTGGATTATGACCTGGTCTTTTTATATCTTGTATAACCCAGTTATTAGTTGATGTTGTGCTTTTCGTTATTACCATAGCTGGGGCAAAACCAGTATAAATAAAGGCATTATTAGTAGTATTATTAGAAATAAAACTGCCGAACTTGCTAAAACCTTTTTTTTCACTCCATAGATAAGTAATCATAGCATCAGAACTTCCATTAGCACCATTGTCAGCACCTACTGAAAAAACTGAACTTGTTGGTGCTGTATCATTCCAAAAAGCATTATCATCTGTAGTAGCATGATTCTGATTTAGATAAATTATTTCTGTTTCTGGATTAGATGTATTTTTATGATGATATATATTATGTTGAGTTGCATCTGCTCTATTTTTATTCCATATCCAATGTGGAACTGCTGAAAGTGAGTGTGATTCTGTT